GATGGCGTGGCTTACGGCGATTACATCTATGTGGAATGCCAACATTACATCGGCAATGAAGGCGAGACCGAGCAGTATATTTTACGGCTGAATAAGAGCGATCTTACTTACTCGGCACACTGGGATGTCGCGCCGCAAGACGTAAAAGCCGCCGGAGTGGCGACCGACGGCAATTATTTGTACCTTGCTTCTTATGCTGATGGAACGAAAATCTGGCGTTACACGATGGCGGGCGTATTTGTTGATACGATTGCCCTGAGTGCCACGGTTGTGGCGATGAATGGAATCACATATTCGCCGCTACAAAACTGCTTTTATGTTTCGGGGCACAAGGCCACGAGCATCGTCAAAGGCATTCGTCGCGTGGAGATGGACGGCACGGTCGGCGACGTCGTCTATACTTATGTTTGCGACTACGCAGAGGGGTTGGACTATACTCAAGATAGGCTTCTTTTCCTTGAAGACAATATCGAGTCAGACAATTCGTTTATACACTTCACCCGTCGCCGCGAATCGTTGAGTGGCTTTACTATTTCGGCGTGGATCAAACCTGGAAGCGACATCACCACAAGTCAATATCTCGCGAGCAGGTATCGGATTAGTGGATATTATCAGTACGGCATGCTGCTCACTAATAGTCAGATTGCCCTATGGTGCGGTAAAGATGACGGCACCTCAAGAACGTCCGTCTACAAAACTGGCGTAGTAGCCAACCAGTGGCAACACGCCCTTGTGGTCGCCGATTTTGAAAACAATCTAATAACCGCATATCTCAATGCCGTGGCGTCAACGCCGGTTGCGTATACGGCGAAAATGTGGGGACTATATCAGGATACGATTATCGGTGCGTGTTCCAACGCTACGCTCAAGTACCCGTTCACAGGCCAAATGGCCGACGTGCGGATGTACAATCGTCCGCTTTCCGCCGCAGAAATTCAAAAGCTGTATTCGCTGGGCGTAACGAAGTATCCGATGTCGCGGAGCGTGTGTTACTGTGCCGATCCCGCCGCTGATCGACCCATCGGGTATGGCCGGGTGATTTGGACAACAGACACAGAACCAACGAATGCAATTGCCGGCGACGTGTGGATTCCAACAGCATAGGCAACGAATTATATGTCCTACACATTTCACTCAACGGTGCCTTTCGGAGAAGTTTACACCGGCCTAACAGGCACGGTGGGATATCAACTTTACAATGCTGACGGCACGGCCAGCGGATCGCGAGTGACTGCCGGGATATCGGAGCAAGGATCGGGAACGGGATTCTATCACGTGCTGTTGACGCTGTCTGAAGCTTGGGAAGGGTCGATTCAATGGGATACGGGTGGAGCATCGCCGATTTACGGTATCGAAGACATTCGAAATCCAGCGGTGAGAATCTTCGCCACGCCCGCCAATTTACTGGTTACGGATGCGGCGGGTGCAGTGGTTACCAATTCTGCCAGCCGAGAAGCCAGTAAAGCTACGGGGTTCGCTACGTCTGATGCACTTGCGGCAGCCGTTACCAAAATTGACACCATCGACGGCATTGTAGACGCGATCCTTGAGGATACAGGGACCACGCTCCCTGCGGCGATCAGCGGAAGCAGCTTAGGTACAGGTGCGCGCACTGTAGCAATCACCGTCAATGATGGTTCCACTTCGTTGGAATCTGCTCGTGTACGATTTACTAAGAGTGCGGAGTCTTACGTTGGTACGACAAATACAAGCGGGCAAATAACATTCAGCCTCGATGATGGTACATGGTCGGTTGCCATCACACTTGCGGGGTATTTATTTACGCCAACAACACTGGTAGTTGATGAAGACGAAACGCAGACGTACAGCATGACGTTAGTCACTATCTCTGCTAGTGATCCAGGATTTATTACTGGATACTGGCAATGCTATGATGAAGATGGAATAGTTGAAGCTGGACAAACAGTCCAGATGCGGATGAAGGCGTGCAGCGGATATGGAATGATGTATGATTCCAAAATTAGATCTGAAGCTAGTGATGCTAATGGCTTGACAATCTTTACCAATCTTGACCCAGGGATGACGTACCAGATTAGGCGAGGAGAAAGCGGCAAATGGATTAACGTGACTATTCCCTTTACTGCGACGAGTCCTTATGCACTACAAAGCATCGTGGGTAGTGATGAATAATGCCCGCAATAACCAACATAAAAAAGCTAAAGACCAAATTAGAAAGGCTACAGGATAAATACGTAGGTAGTGAAACACCGAGTGTTGTTGTTGGTTATACGGCTAACTATGCTGCGTATGTTCATGAACGACCTGCCAAACACGCCCCTGGCAAACAGATGAAATTTTTGGAGCAGCCTGCCAGGCAATTAGGTAGTACGCTTGGAAGCATTATTGCAACAGCAATAGAGGGGGGCTCAAAATTACTTCCTGCTCTATACTTAGCGGGACTAAGACTACAAAGAGAAAGTCAGCAAATTGTTCCAATTGATACAGGCAATCTCAAGGGTAGCGCATTTACAGCCAAAGAAGATGACTTGATGTCCGTGATTGCTGCTAGTGAAGGCAAGCTCATGGCCAAAATGCAAACCCAACAAGAGAGAAAACTCAAAAAACGGGCTGCTGTTAATTTGAAGAGGGAAAAGAGAAAATTCAAGGTTGAATTGAAATCATTAAAGAAGGCAATGAGTAGATCACAAAGACGATTAAAGAAATACAAGAAGAAACTTAAATGAGCAGTAGTTTAAGCCATTCACAAGCGGACGTAGTCAGGTGGTTGCTAATAGCTCAAAGTATTGGCACAGACCCTTCGTTGTCTGCTGCTTGGCCTATCTACGTTTCAAATGAACCGGACACCCCTGATAACCTAATAACCATCTATGATACTGCTGGCATATTTGATGGCAGAATACAAAGGTCAGGAGAAAAAGTTGAATACAGGGGAATCATGATACAGGTAAGGGGAACCAGTCATCCAGTGGCCTGGATAAAGACGGACGCCTTGAGGCTGATTCTTGATGAAACTGTAAATAAGACTGTTGTTGACGTGGGTACCAATCAGTATATCGTGTATTCTGTTTCCAGACAAAGTGGACCAATTGCATTGGGTAGAGAACCAAGTACGAATAGATTCTTATTTTCAATTAACTGCGTAGTGACACTACGACAACTTTCTTAATAAGGAGAATTAAAATGGCCGGAATTGTTGAAGCACTTCGTGACGGATTTTCCACAACTATCAACTTAACAGGGGCTGGTGTTACCTTCTGGGAAAAGTCAGTACAACCCCCAGGAATAGATGGCGGAGAACCGATCGAAACTACTACCATGCGTAACACAGCTGTACGCACCAGAGGACCACGCCACTTGTACGACGTAACACCCGTTGAAGTCAGTGCTGCTTACGATCCAACTGTGTACACAACGATTATAGCAAACATCAATGAAAACCAAGAAATGGTTACAACATTTCCTGATGGAGGCACCATCACTTGGTGGGGATACCTACAAAAATTTGTGCCTGAATCCAATGAGGAGGGTAAACAGCCGGTTGCCCGTATAACCCTGGTGCCAACTAATAGAAACGGCAGTGGGGTAGAAACTTCGCCCGTTATTGCTGCTGGTTCTGGCACTGGTGCTTAGTCTTAACCACTTTATTTTAGGAGCGAATAACAATGAGTGAAATAAGATTTGATGACATTACCCCAATTGAAGTTGAAGTCTTCGTTGGAAAAGAGAAGTACATTCTCCGTGAGACTAGCGGTGCAGCAAGAGTTATCTATGATAATGCAAGACTAGCTTGCTACGAATACCAAGAAGGCAAGCTGGTTAAGGTACATGACATGGCTAACATTGAGGTGCTGCTAGTTTCATTATGCCTTTTCATGGGTGATGGTGTAACACCAGTTTCAGAAATTTCGATCAAAGTATGGCCTGGAAGAGTCTATAAGGCTTTGTATGAAAAGGCTAGAGAAATAAGTGGTATGTCTGAAACACCAGAGAATCTGGAAGAGCAAATAAAGCTCTTACAGAAACAACTGTCTGAGTATAGAGATAAAGACGACACACTAAAAAACTAATGGAGCGATATGACGGTTGGTTATTTTTAGCCGACCGCTATCGCTATGCAAAACCGCTAATCAGCTTGATGGAGTCTATGACCCATCGAGAATATGAACTGAGACTTGAGTGGTTGAAGAGGCACTCAGAATTGATCACTGGAAAGTTATCTCCTAAGAGCAGGCCAGCCGCCACCAAGGAAGAAGCCACACTGTGGGCAAAGGCCAAGTGGCTGCCTGCTCTGGGATTACATAAGAAGAAATAGCATGGCTAGAGAAACAGAAATTGAACGGCTCGTAGTTAGGCTAGTGGGTGATGATGCCAGTTATCGTACCATGATGCAAAATGCTGTTGCTGCTTCTAGCGTATTTGAACAAGAAAGTGAAGCAGTAGCTGATGCTCAGGAAAAAGCGCAAGAAGCATTAAATGAAACTCTTCCACCATTAGAAGACATACATAATGAAGCAATGCGCGGTTCTCGTTCTTTTAGATTTTTGGGGCAAGAGGTACAACAAGCAGGTACGCTAGTTAGTGGCTTTAATGTTCCTGCTGGAATGACAGTTATTGTTTTAGGTGAAATGACTTCTGCTGTTGGACAAGCCATGCACACTTATCGAGCATTAGGTGCGTCTATGCAAACCATAGGGGGCTTAATTGGCCGTAATATCGGTTTGTTTACGGGTAGTGCTGTCGCTATAGCTGGGACAGTGGCTTATGCTGTTACGTATAAATACGTGATGGATGATTTGAATAAGACTCTGGAAAAGGGCGCTAAATTACAGGAATTGGTTATTGGTCAACAAAGTCGTAGACAACAGAGTAGGATTAGAGAAATTGACCAAGAAAACTACCTACCGTTCAAAATAGAATTATTAGAAAAAGAGGTAGAAAAACAACGGGAAATTTATGCCTCTGCTATGGAGGACGCTAGTGAATTCAAAAATAAGTTAAAAGACGTCAAGTGGTATACTGGCGGAAGTATGTTTATACGTGATGCTGATAAAAAAGTATTTGAAGCAGGTTTAGAAGAAGCAAGAAATAAATACAACAGTGCTATAAACACAATTCGTGAGCATCAAGATGCAATAGACAGCTATAAGTTGGCCATTAAAAAGCAAAAAGAAGAGGAGGGAAGGGCTAGAAATCTAGCACTTAAGGAAGATATCAAGTCAATCAAAGACCAGTATGCACAGCTCATTCTCTCTGAAAAAGATGCTGCTAAATATGCTTTTATAGCCAGACATGAACTACTTCAGTATCCTGATCCAGCAAAGTTAAAACGGGCAAAAGATGCTATTGATCAGTTGTTTAATGAGAAGAGAGTTAAAGAAGTCCAGAGTCTCAATGATGCTCTAGCTGACATGAAAGCTAAAGAGCAGGAGATTCTTGACCCTCTAAACTCACAACTACGTATAACTCACGAATTAGAAAAGATCGAGCGAGACTACAAGAGAACACACAATGAGGATATACCAAAGGAAGTTCAGGATAAGAATGCTCTATTAGCAGCAGAAAGAGAACACATAAGACTAACACAAGAAGGTAAGACAGTATATGACCAATACAAAGACCCCCTAGACAAGATGATTGATAGCCAGCGACGGTTAAAGCAGCTATTCGAAGCTGGGGGATTCGAAAAGGGAGAAAAGGGGGCTAAGGCGTACCAAAAGGCTCTAGCAGAAGCTTATGGACAGGCGCATAAAGAATATACAGCCCAGTTTCTAGGCCAGCAATTCGATGCGGTTATAGGGGGTACGCATGCAGCTGAGCGAGCTTTATATGAATATCGTTTGGGCATGACTAAAATACCTGTAGATATGGCCAGGTCTGGCAGGCCATCTGGCGTTGATGCTTCTAAGGGAAAACCATCTAATTTTTGGTCTGGCTATGATGACGACGCTAAGGAAACAAGCAAGGCTATGGTATCTGGTATAAAGAGTGTGGCTGAAGGGGTAAGAGTGCTAGTTGAACAAGGAAAAAATAAGGGTAGTAGTCAAACAATTAGTAATGCTAATTTCAACTAGGAGCGAACAATGGCGAACGTAGAAGGTGGTCCTGTAACTTGGTCTGCTGATAGAGATGATGATGGATACAGAACATACAAGGTAACTTATCTGGTTTCTGCTGCGATTACTGAAAGCCCCGCTGCTGTTATGCGAGCCAGCGGGTTGCCTTCCATTGGTAGTTCTTTCCAAGTATCAGGATACAGTGGAACCGATTCTTGGGTTTGGTGTAGGCCGGAGATGTCTGTTCGTATACACCAAGAGCGTGAGGGGGACCCAGCGACTTACTACTTAGTAGAGACTGTGTTTAGCAATAAGGTAGAAAAGAGTAAGAGATGCCAGGACACTGAAATAGATGACCCACTACTTGAACCAATGAAAGTAGGGGGCAATTTTGGTCGTACTCAATGGGAAGCTAAGTATAATAAAGACGGAGTGAGGCTAGTCACTTCTGCCAATGAACCAATCACTGGACCAGGTGTAACTTTTGAATATGTTAGACCTACTGTGCGTATAGAACAGAATGTGGCCAACCTTGGACTGGCTACCTTTGCTAACATGGTCAACACAGTAAACGCTTCTCCACTTTGGGGTTGTCCTGCTAGGTGTGTAAAATTGTCTAACGCTCCTTGGGAGCGTAAAGTGATGGGCAGGTGTGGTTTTTATTTCACTAGAAGTTTTGAATTTGAGATAGATTATTACAATCAAGACAAAGATGGAAATATAATTGGTTTTGACAAAGAAATTTATGATAGTGGAAGCAAGTGTTTACGCGGTCATTGGGTGACTGATGTTACCAATACTCTCTACTATGGTAACTTTGTAATTGATGCGAATATAAATTCTACAGAACCAGCAACAATTCTCACCACTCCTGAATCTGAATTTATGGCATACAAGGACATGAATAATGAAAATGCTAGGGTATTCCTAGATGGGCATGGTAGACCAGCCAACGCAGTATTGAATGCCGGTGGAGCGGTGGCTGGACCTCCTGCTAGCGCTATCTGCAAATACTACAGAGAGAGCAACTTTCTTTTACTGGGTATTCCAACCAGCCTTAGTTAGTCACAAAGGAAAATAACATGAGTGGTGAAGCTGAGCTCCATATAAGTCTACAAATAAATAAGTCTGATTCAGCTGGTATTGTAAACTATCGTAGCTACGATACCCAATTCACGGCTGACGTGAATGGTGCATTAGGCCCAACACCTGGTGCATTTACTGTTAGTGTGTATGGTACTGATGTTGATTTAACCGAACTTGTTCAACCTGGTTTATGTAGGGTTAGCAACCTGGATGCCACGAACTATGTTGAGTATGGTATCTACGATCCCGAGCTAGACAAGTTCCATCCATTAGGTGAAATACTACCTGGTGAATTCTTTATTTTCCGGTTAAGCAGAAACCTTGGCTGGGAGTACGCTGGATCAGGTACAGGTACAGGAACTACCGGAGCTAAAACAGGCACGCTACGATTTATAGCCGATACAGATAGCGTTGTTGTGCTGGTTGAAGCATTTGAAGCGTAGCATCTTATATTACCTATAACCTTGGCATAGGAGCGAACCATGTCAGAGCAATTGCCCCCTCTTCCAAAGAACAATGAGCCAGTCATCACTGTTCCTGATAAAGATAGATTAACAGTTGTAGAAACTGTTTATCATCAATCCTCTCAAGGATTCCCCGCGGTAGCCCTGGGAGACACTACACGGTTTAGTCGAGAGCTAGCTTCAGATGAGCAGCCCTATGAACGGCATAAGATTGCTGGAGAGAAGTGGCAACCATTAGACTGTGGTTGGATAGACTCTGCGGGGATGTTAATCATACGTAATGATGAAGGGCACTTCGCAGTCAATCCTACTCCAGAACAAAAAGCAGAAGTGTTTAATAAACGGATTATTGAACTTTCTTTTGATGGAGAGCACCCAAGTATACAAGTGCCACCAACTGAAACTTGCCGGTTTTATCCTTCTAATAATATCGATCATATCAAGATTAAATGCAAAGAAGGAAAAGCCCGCTACTCTATCTATTTAATGCCGGAATAATACAATGGCTGATGGATACTTACTCTCTGAGGCTGATCGTCAAAAGCTGCAACAGCTGATAAACGATCGAGGCACAACTCGTATACAACACATAGCCCAAGACACTATTCTTGGTGCTCCTGAAGTATATATAGCGAAGGTTCAGAGTGATCCAGGAAGCATCCCCGCACTAGTCAAAGCGGGAGAGGGAGAGAGTTACGATCATCCAGGGTATGCTTCTTGTGACATATACCAAATTCACCCTGGCATAGAATCAGCAAACTGGGATTTAACTCCCATTAGTAAACTTAGCTTCCCTGTTTTTAACTTATCTACTTCAGAGATAACGGATGACTGGATACTGGTTATCCGTAGCAAGTCTGGTTATTGGATAGCAAGTACCAGCATTCAAGGCTACGACCGCATCACCGGCCTGACCACTGCGGCGGTGACTGATGGCAATACGGCAATCACGATTGACAACATCAAAGTTCTTCGCGGTGCTGATCCACGCGAAGATACTAGCTCGTCAAGTGAGACGTTAACAGGTACTAAGCCGTCGTCTTGGACAGCCGACGAAAATAAAAAAGCCTGGCTCGAATGGAACAAGACCGACGAAACTTGGGACGCCTATCAGCTTGACGGATGCTCGGTGCCATCATGATCTTCCCCCGCAAAAAACTAATCCTCCCCTGCCACAAAAACGGCTATTTGCAATCGGCATCCGACGCTCGAAAGTATCGGGACAGATTCAAGCGTAACCCCCTGGCGAAAGTGGCGGATATGTTTGTGCCTAAGCCGATGCGGATGTCGCCGGGGTATCCGTGTTGCTGCGAAGTTTGCACCGACTTTCCTTGTGGAGGAGATTTGCCAGACCAAATAGAACTAACCTTTGATGGAATAACTAACGATACATGTTCTGAATGCATTGATCTTAACGGAACCTATATACTAGATTATTGTCCTGAATGCTTTAATGGCCCTTATGAATGGCGATACACAGCATCATTACCATGCGGAGGTAGTTATTGTTATTTTTGGATATTACGATTAGGACCCGGTGATTGTCCAGCTAGATATGGTGCAGGATTTAACGCAGCTTTTCCATATGGATGGAGCGTGACTTACTCTAAACAATTTACTAACAGTAGACCTCCTTGTTCCAAAATAAATAATATGGATATACCAATTTATGACAACATTTTATGCGGCAGTGGAGGAACATGCACAGCAACAGGCATTTGGGCATAAAGCATTTGATTGTCCCTTCACCCTCAACGCCGACGGCCTCTGGCAATGCCCAGATTGCGGCTGGATTTTTTCCAAGCGAACAGATAAGCCACCTAGAAGAAACTGCCCGTCCAGACTAACCCCTGAGCAAAAAGCCCTTTATAAAGCGTTTCGTATTGAGGGTGAGGACACAAAATCATGGCTGAAAAAACTTAATTCTGAATTCGAGATTGCAAAAAAAGAAGGTAAAGATACTACAGTCCTAGAACAGGCGATTGCCGAGGCTGAAAAACGCGAAGCCGCCCGAGCAGAACAAGAGAAACTGGCGAAACACGGAACAGGAACATACCTACACAAACTAATTAAGAAGCTCACAGGCGAAGACATAACGCCCAACTGCCCATGCAAAAGCCGCATTGCAGAGATGAACCGACGTGGTCCGGCATGGTGCCGTGAGAACGTCGAAGCGATAGTCGGCTGGTTGGAAGAGGAAATTGAGCGGAGGCTGAAAGAAGATAAACCCGGCTGGCGACTAAAACTCGCAGGGTACAATCTACCCGGCCAACGCTTGGCAATTAAGCGAGTGATTTTGCTGGCGTGTACGTTGGCAGAGAGAGCGGAGAGGTCAAGTGCTATACTACACTAATGACAATAAATACACACCAGGCGTAGGAACAGAATTGAAGCGATTACTGCATAAAATACGGATAGACGCTACTCCAGAATGTCCCTGTGATCAACGGGCATTATTGATGGATGAACAAGGAATTCCTTGGTGTAGAAACAACATTGATCTAATAGTGGGTTGGATGAAGGAAGAAGCAGAAAACCGTAGACTACCCTTCAGTGAAATACTAGCTAAGTTAGTTGTAC